AACTGGTTCAATGAGTGAAGTCAAAACAGATGTCAACATAAAGGGTGTCGTGAGCAACGTAACGAGGTCTGAGGTTAATGACCTAGTTTCTAGTCAAGATAAACGACTCACTATATCTGCTGGAGATATAACTTTTACTCCAACAACATTTGATCGAGTAGTCATCAGCGGGACAGAATATAAAGTAATTCAAATCAATACAAATGAACAAGGTAACACAGCTATAAGCTTCGACATTTTTTTGAGGTAGGCATGACAAGAAAAATATCAATTACTGAAATTCCAGATGTTATGGAAGATGCTGTAGTATTTCTTGTTGCAGCTACTACTTTGGAGTGGACAGCAAGGGTTAAGAAGGCTACTCCAGTTAGAGTTGTTTATAAAGGGGAGCCAAAAGGAGGAGGGCAACTAAGAAACGCGTGGCAGACGGATATAAAGCCAACAACAGGAACTATCACTAATAATTTACCCTATGCTGAACCTGTTTGTTTTGGTGAAAACTTACCACCATCATGGGATAACCAATATCGCACAAGACAAAACACACAAGCTGGATTTCCAGAACTGATTGGGAAAGAATTACAAAAGTGGGCCTTAGAAGAATATGAAAGAATTAAAAGGAGGTTATGATGGCAGCTATAAATTTAAATACAGTCAGGTCAACTATTGAAACAAGAACTAGGGATGAATTTAATGACAAAAGACCCATCCCAGTTGTTTTTAATAACATTCCCTTTGATGCTTCAAATGTAGATACTTTTATTCAATGTAATGTCAGCTTTGGTAGTAGTTCTTATGAAACGCAAGGTTCTAGTACAAATGCCGCAAACCTATTAACTGGCTTAGTTCTTTTAAATGTATTTACAAAACAAGGTGTTGGATCTGGAGATAATTTTACAATTTGCAAAAGGATTAGAGACTTATACAATAGAATTACGGTGTCCAGTGTTATTTTTGATGCTCCAATCGGTCCTGAGATACTTACCTCAAGTCCAGAAGGGAAATTTCAAACACAAATAAGAGTGACATTTTCAATTTATGAGGATCTTTAATTATGGCAAAACTTGAAATAACAGAAGAAATGTTAGACGCTATTGAACATATTAAAGGCAGAAGAGAGGCAGCGTATTGGGACCCTGAGTGTAGAAAATATTATGAGAGTCAACAACTTTCCAAAAAAGATGTAAAAAACTCTGAAAAGAGTTAATATATTTATAAATATTTCTTTTTTTTGTCATGGCAGCTATTAAAGGTGATGTAGGCAAGGTTATGTTCAACAATGCGGCTGGCACTGAAGCCGATATATCAGGAACAAGATCTTGGTCTTTATCAGTTTCAAAAGATACCTTAGAAACTACAGTTCAAGGAAACACATCAAAGACTTTTATTGGTGGTCTTATTTCTGGTGAAGGATCAGCAGAATTAATTTATGACCCTAGTGGTAACTCAGATTATCAAGCTTTTATTGATGATGTTCTTGTAACTGGTGACGCTGGTGACGCATTATTTGAACTATTCCCTGATTCAGCCACAGCCGCAAAAAAATTAAGTTTTTCTGGAATAATTACAAGTGCTGAATATGGAGCAACACTTGGAGAAACACAGTTGATAAATATTTCGTTTATAACAACTGGTGCAATAACTTCAGCTATATAGTAAATTTAAAATACTTCGCATTTAATTTATGGCAGAAAAAAGAACCCTCGACCTTTTAAAGGCATCATTTGATCTTTCTAAAAGGCGTAAATTTGACGTTAAAGATAATGACGGCAATGTTGTTGTCAGTTTATATTTTAAAGCTATTACAAGGGCAGATAGAGCTAGAGCAACAGAAAGGGCTGGCAGTGACGATCCTTTAATTGTTTCTACCCATATGCTTTGTCAGTTAGCAGAAAGAGAAGATGGAAGTAAGGCATTTCATCCAGCCGATTTTGCAAACTTGCAGAATGAACTTCCAGAAAATGTACTAAATGAAATCGAATTATTTTTGTTTGGTGTAAATCAAAACGCAACTATTGATAACGCAAAGGAATCCTAAAGGGGGACAACTGGTTAAATTTTGAGTTTTTCCTTGCAACAGAATTAGGCAAAACAGTAAGCGAGTTAAGGACCCAACTCAGTCAGGAAGAGTTGGTATTTTTTGCTGGTTATTATGAATTAAAACGCGAGAGAGAAAAGAAAGAGATAGATGCAATCAAACGCAAATCAAGATATAGTTAAAGGAGTTATTGTTAAGTCGTGGCAGTTTCAAACGTAGAACTAAGAGTAGGAGCTACGCAAGCCATAACAGCATTAAAGAATGTTAATACACAAGCGCAAAAATTTAATCAAACTGTAAACGGTACAAATAGCAAATTAAAAGACGCAAACAGAGCTTTACCTATACTTGGAAAAAGTTTTTTTGGGGCTGGGGCTGGGGCTAAAGGTGCAGCTTTAGGTTTTAGGACTGCTGGGGCTGCATTAGCAACAGCGTTAGGACCTCTTGCTGCTGGGCTTACTGCGGTTGCTCTTTTAACAAAGGCATTTCAAAATTTAGCTGCTGCTGATTTTGCAAGTACAAAGGCCAGAACTCTTGGAGTTGATGTTGATGCTTTAAAGCCAAAGCTTGCGACTTTATCTAACGAGCTAAGTGGTCAAGCGTCACAACTTGATTTGCTATCAGCATCTTATGATGTTGCATCTGCTGGCTTTGCTGAAGTTTCAGAGTTAACAGATGTTTTAAAAGCATCACAGTTAGGTGCGACTGGTGGATTTTCTGATTTAGCTACAGTTGCTGATGCTACTACCTCTGTTCTAAATGCTTATGGAATGGAATCAGATAAAGCAGCGAAATTAATTGATGGATTTATTCAAACTCAAAATGACGGTAAAATTGTTGTTGATCAATATGCAAAACAAATAGGTCGTATTGCCCCGATTGCGTCTGGTGCTGGTGTAAGTATAGAAGAACTTAACGCTGCTATTTCCTCTGTCACTGCGGCTGGTGTTCCTGTTGAATCAACCTTTGCTGGCTTGCGTCAGGTTATAGCCTCAATACAAAAGCCGACAAGTGAAGCTTCAAAAGTAGCAGAAAAACTTGGAATTGACTTTAGTGCATCAGCTTTGAAATCAAAAGGATTAAGCGGTGTCTTGGCTGAGATAGTTGAGAAAGGAGGAGCAAGTGCAGAAAATATTTCTAAATTATTTGGAAGTGTTGAAGCACTAACAGCAATCCAGCCTTTGTTGAATGATGGCTTAGAGAGATTTAATCAAAATTTAGAGAATCAAGCAGATGCTCAAGATGTAGCTGCAAAAGCGGCATTTCAAGCACAAAATACAATACAGGGACAACTTACAAGATTAAGCTCTGCATTTACGAATTTAACAACAGAAGGGTCTGAGTTTGGTGTTGCGATTAGAGAAGCAATAAAAATTGCCGCTGTTACTGTTGAGGCTTTAAAAGTTGCTATAGAGGTTGCTATTCTTGCACCCTTAAGAGTAATAATTGGAATTGTTAAACAAGTAGGGTCAGTTATTGCTGAGGCTTTAGGAATAGAGGCAACTGATGTTATTTTCAATTTGGAACAAGGCTGGATAGGAATTAAAGAAGCAATCACAGAAGCGACTAAGAAAGCAGAGTTTATAGGAAAAGTTATAGGAGGTGTCATTGTTAATTCTATTAAGGTTGTATCTGGTTTTGTTAATAGCGTAAAAGAGGCGGTTGGTAATTTAGCTCAAGGCATTGTTGACTTTTTTAGACAAGCTTTTGAAAAGATTGTAAGTTTTATACCAGAACCATTAAGAAAATTATTAGGAGGACTCGAACTTCCAGAGATAGATTTAAAAATTACAGGCATTAAAGACTTTGGCAAGGACTTTTTCAAAGGCGCAAAGGAAAACTTAGATAAATTAATTGAAGGTGTAGTTGAATTTAGTGGAGTAGAAAAAGAAATTACTGATCAAAATAATCAGCAATTAGACGCAAAAAATAAAATTGTAGACACTAATGGAAAATTAAAAACAGGTGTTGAACAATTAACAGAGGCAGAAAAAAAAGCAAAAGAAGAGGCTGAAAAATTACAAGAAACATTTGAAAAAATAGGCGAGTCTGTTAGAAATGATTTAGTAAATAATCTGAGGGAAGCAATAAAAGGCAGTCAATCTTTTGGGGAGGCAATGGGTAAGGTATTAGGTAATCTTAGAGATAAATTAATTGACCTTGCTCTCAACAAGGCTATTACTAACATAGGAAAGTCCCTTAGTGGAGGCAAGGGTTTTACTGGATTCTTAGGCGGATTGTTTGGAAAGGAAAGGGGCGGCCCAGTATCTGCTGGCGGTGCTTTCCTCGTAGGGGAACGTGGTCCTGAGATTTTGCAAATGGGTTCAAAAGGTGGGCATATTATTCCAAACAGTCAGATAGGCGGCGGCGGCTCAGGTGTTGTTAACAATATCTCAGTTTCAGTAGATGCGTCTGGCTCTGCGGTGTCTGGGTCAAGTTCTGAAGGTAATCAACTTGGACAACAAATTGCTGTGGCGATACAATCAGAATTAGTAAAACAAAAACGTGTGGGAGGTTTATTATCAAGTGGCTAGTTTTCCAGCAATTACTCCTCTATATTCAACACAAGAAACGAAGAAACTAGAGAATCTTGTTGTCAAATTTGGTGATGGTTATCAACAAAGATTTGTTCGAGGTTTGCCAGCAAACAAAAGGCTCATATCATTAAGATTGACATTTAATGTTTCAACTTCAGACGCTGCAACTATAGATACTTTTCTTGATGCAAGATTTGACGATCAAGCAAGCTTTACTTTTACTCCCCCTCATCATTCATCTGCTTTAAATTTTGTTTGTACAAGCAGATCAAGAACAGCAATATTACCATCAAGGGTGACAATGAATTTAACATTTGAGGAGGTAGCGGAACCATAATGGCTATTCCTACATCAGAACTACAATCAATAAATCCATCAAGTCGGATTGAATTGTTTACTTTAGCTTTGAGCAACACATTGCATGGATCTAGCGAGGTCTTAAGATTTCACTCTGGCACTAACATGAATACAAATGCACCAATAATTTGGCAAGGCAATACATATCAAAGACAACCTATTCAAGCAACAGGTTTTGCTTTTACGGGCAGAGGACAGATCCCAAGACCAACCTTAACAATTGCAAATTTAATTGGTTTTTCTGCTGGTGGTAATGTTGTTACCGTTTCCGATCTTATGCTTACAGTAAATTTAACAACCCCTAATAATGATTTAATCGGGGCTGTCTTGACTCGCATAGTTACTCTTGCAAGTTCACTTGATGCAACTAACTTCCCAAACAATACAAATCCATTTGGAACTCCAAACTCAGATGAATTTCCACAAGAAATCTATGTTATTGATAGAAAAACAAATGAAAACAGGCAGTTTGTAGAATTTGAACTTACTGGGGAAATAGATCAATCTGGTAAAAAAATTCCTGTTAGACAAGTAACAAGAAAAGATTTTGCGGGAGTAGGAACTTTTACATGAATGAAAGTTGTATTAACCATGCCGCTGTTCATGCTAGGGAATGTTACCCTAATGAATCATGTGGATTATATTGCAAGAAAAACGGTGAATATCTTTATTGGGAATGTGAAAATATAAGTCATAAATACAAAGAACAATCATTTATTATTGAGCCTAATGACTGGATTGACTGCGAAGATACTGTTGACGAAATTTTAGGAATTGTTCATAGTCACCCCAACGGTCAGTTTAAATTTTCAGAAAATGATAAACTTAGTTGCAAACATATGGATATTACGTTTTATCTTGTAGATCCTACAAATATTCGTATTATTAAAATAGAACCAGACGAAATTGATGTTGAGAAAAATTAAAGTTTATGGCCGCTTAAGAAAATTTTTAGGGCAGTCTGAATTTGAAGCTGAAGTAAATAATGTAAGGGAAGCTTTTTCTTTTTTAACAGTAAATTTTAAAGATTTAAAAAAACACATGGCAGACCAGCTTTACCATGTGCGAGTAGGTCAAACTCAAATAACTGAGGATTTAGTAGACTTCAACGCATCAGGTGATATTTGTGTAGTGCCAGTTGCTAGTGGAAATATTTTTGGAATAGTTCTTGGACTTGGAGCATTGTTTGGGGGAAGTGCTTTATCTACTGCAACATTTTTTGGTGCTGGCATTTTATCTTCGGCTTTAACTGCTATTGGAACAAGTATGGTTCTTAATGGTGTAACTTCAATGCTTGCACCTGAACAAGAAGTCGCTTCTCAAAGTATGATGAGTCGGGAAGATCCAGCAGCTTTGGCAACAAACTATTCTTTCAATAATCTTTCTAATGTTTCAAAAGCTGGCGTTCCAGTTCCAATAGTCTATGGAGAAATATTTGTCGGTTCAATTACAATAGGAAATGGAGTTGATACTGTACAAGTTAAGCAAGAGTAAACATGGTCAATCCAACAAACAACCTCAGCGACTTAATTCAAACAGTAATAAATCCTGATTTACCAGATGATGTTCTGTCTAGTAAGCAATTTAATACTCTAGTTGAATTACTCTCAGAAGGTGAAATCGAGGGAAGTGCGACTGCCTCAAAAGCTGGAATTACTGACACCACATCTGCCGCATATCAAAATGCTTTTCTCAAAGACATCTTCCTTAACAATACTCAAATTCTTCAACAATCTGCAAGTAATACCAACCCAAGTCAATCAGACTTTAATTTTAAAAAAGTAGCATTTGATTTTAGAAGTGGTACTGCTAATCAAACAAGAATTAAAGGGGTTAAACAGGTTGAAAGGGAAACAGTAATAGGAACAGAAGTAACACAGTCTAATCCAGTAGAACACACTGTCTCAGACAATACTGTTGAAACGGTTAGGGTGACTTTACGATTTAACACTCTACAAAAAATCGAAGATAATGGAAACATATCAGGGGTTGAGGTTGTTTTATTTATAAAAACTATTGATAACAATGGGACTCAAACTGTTCATATAGATGACACTGTAAAAGGTCGTTCAACTAACCCATATAACAGAGACTATGAGTTTGATATTCCAGATGGGGCGGCTTTTCCAGTTGTAGTCCAAGTAAATAGATCCTCTACTGACTCAACAAATGAAAGAGTTTTTGATAAATTTACTTTTCAAAATGTAACTGAAATGAAAAATGCTCCGCAGACATATCCAAACTCTGCTCATATAGCTCTTAGATTTGGTTCTGAGAATTTTCCAGCCGTTCCTAGAAGATTTTTCCGCATAAGAGGGGTCAAGATCCTTATTCCGCACAACGCCACAGTTGATGCGACAAATGGAAGAATTACATATAGCGGAACATTTAATGGAACTCTTGGGGCTACAAGAAAATGGACAAGTGATCCAGCTTGGATTTTATATGATTTATTAACTAATGACAGATATGGCTGTTCTATCAGTGGAACAAAATTAAATAAATATACTTTTTATGAAGTAAGTCAGTATTGTAATGAGTTGGTAAGTGACGGTGAGAGTGGTCTTGAGCCACGCTTCTCACTAAATATAAATATCACCACAGCTAAGGAAGCATTTACTGTGATCAATGAGCTTTGTTCTGTGATGAGAGTCATGCCATATTACTCTGCGGGTGGAGTAGAACTAGCACAGGATTCAGATGCTGACGCTAAATACATATTTAATTTGAGCAATGTAACTGAACAGGGCTTTATATATTTAGGCAGTAGTCAAAAAACAAGACACACAGTATTTAATGTTTCTTATTTTGATATGTTAACTAGAGAAATTGACTATGAAACGGTAACTGCTGATCAAACAACTTTAGACAAATACGGTATATATGTTAAAAATGTTTCTGCTGTAGGAACAACATCCAGAGGTCAAGCACAAAGATTAGGCAAGTGGTTTCTTTATAACGAACAAAATGCTGGTGAGACAGTAAATTTTGAAACTGAAATGGCTGCTGGAAATATTTTAAGAGTTGGCGATATTGTGGGTATCCAAGACCCTATGAAAAGCGGTGTCAGAAGAGGTGGCAGAATAAAGCTTGGCACAACCCCAACAACAACACAAATACAGATTGATGACTCTACAAACACAGATATACCACCTTTGACAGCAACACCTACTTTGTCAGTTATATTGCCTGATGGGTCATTAAGCACTAAAGCAATTACTGGAATAAATGGAACTGTTTTAACTGTTGCCTCACCTTTTCTAAATGCAAGTGGACAAGCAACAGCACCAAATGTCAATTCAGTTTGGGTTATAGAAACGCCTACTTTAAAAACAAATTTATTTAGGATTGTCTCATTAGCAGAAAACGATAATGGAACTTTTGCCATAACTGCACTAAAACATGATCCTAATAAATATGCGTTTATTGAAGATGGTGAGCTTTTACCAGAAAGATCAATTTCAACTTTAACTGAAGTTAAAACTCCACCAGAAAACATGACATTTAAGGAGACTCTTGTTTTTGTTGATAATAAAGTTGTTAGTAAAATAGTTGTTTCTTGGAAACCAGTTACAGGGGCTGTTAATTATACTTTGCAATTTAGATTTAATAATGGAAACTATACCTCAGTAACAACACCCGCCAACGATTTCACTATAGAAAATGCAGATGCTGGTGTATATAATTTTAGAGTTTTTTCTATAAATGCAATTGGTCAACCTTCCCCAAACCCTTTAGAAAGAGAGTTTACTGCCGTAGGTAAGACCGCAAACCCACTTCCTGTTCAGAACTTACAGATAGAGCCTTATTTACAAGATCAAGTTAGATTGAAATGGGATGCAACTACAGAGCTTGACGTTTTGCATACTGGAAAAGTTTTTATAAGGCATACAAGTGCTACAAGTGGAGGGACTTTTAGTAATGCTTTGGATTTGATACCTAGTATTTCAGCGCAAAATACAGAGGTGATTGTGAGTGCATTATTAGGAACTTACATTCTCCGCTATCAGGATGATGGTGGGAGGTTTAGTCAGACTGATGCTTCAGTAGTTGTCACAATGCCTGACGCATTTAACAAATTAACAATTTTACAGCAAAGAGAAAGTCCAAACTTTACTGGAACAAAAACAAATACAACTGTATCAAGTAGTAAATTAAAACTTACTAATACAGCATCATCAAAAACAGGTTCCTATGAATTTGCAAATATTGTTGATTTAGGTCAAATTTTTAATTTAAATTTATTACGAGTCATAACCAGTTTGGGTGTTTATTCTTTTGACTTAGTTGATTCAAGAACTGAACTTGTTGACAGTTGGGAAAGTTGGGATGGAACCTCAGCCCCTAATGTAAATGCTTCAATATCAGTTGCTACATCTGTTGATAATTCAACCTATACAAGTTTTCAGACATTCAGTAAGGGAACTTTTGTTGGTAGATACTTTAAATTTAAATCTAATCTGATTACAACTGACGTTGCACAAAATATAGAATTGTCTGTATTAGGGTTTGACGCGAGTTTAGATATGAGAACTGAATCTAGTGCTGAAAATACAGCAGCTACAAATGGAGTTATTACCTCTGGAACATCTGGATCAGGCAAAGATATAGTTTTCACGAAGAACTTTTTTACAGGAACTTCAGCTATTGGCGGCTCTACAACTAAGTATCTTCCTAATATTACTGTTTCTGGTTTAAATATGGCCTCAGGTGATTACCATTTGATAAGTTCTGTATCTGGTTCTGGTTTTAATGTAATATTTAAAAATTCAAGTAATAATGTAGTAAGTAGAAACTTTACTTTTACTGCAACTGGTTTTGGTAAAACTGTTTAATTATGGCTCAAGATCCCGACTTTCAAATTCCTAATGGCACTGGACAAGCTGTTAGGCAAGATATTGAAACTGCAATCCTAGCTCTAGCATCATTGTCTAGCGGCTCACAGTCTGGTCTTGGTACAACTCAGCCTTGTCAGTTGTTTGCAGATACGACTAATGGGCTTTTAAAAATAAGAGACACTGGTGGTAACTCAGCAGCGGCATCAGCAACTTTTCATACTATAGGCTCTTTAAATACTGCAAATCTTGGTTTATTTCCAGCTTCGGGTGGAAGTTTAACAGGTGTTTTAAGTTTAGTGGCTGGCAGTAACTCCAGTCCATCAGTAAATTTTGGTGATTCAAGCACAGGATTTTTTAAATCAGCAAGTAATATTGTTGGATTTACTGGTGCTGGAACAGAATCTTTTAAATTTAGCTCAAGTGGAATTGATTATTTAGCGACAAAGCCCGCAAGATTTTATGATGCAAACAGCAGTCATTATGTAGCTCTTAAAAGTCCTAATGTTGTTTCAACTAATAAAACTTATGCTCTGCCAGCGACTTCATCTGCAAACGATATTTTAACTGTTGATGGCTCAAATAATATGAGCTTTACTGGAACACCTACATTGACGGCTGTAAAATCAGCATCATATAGGGATGAAAACAATGCAAATGCCTCTACTGCTCAGGAAATAGCACAGGGTAGAGCAAAAGCATGGGTAAGATTTAATGGCACAGGAACACCATCAATAACTGATTCTTTTAATATAGATGATGTTACAGATGAAGGAACAGGTACTTATGATTGTGAATTTACATCTACCATGAATAGTTCAAATTATGCTGTTGTTATAAGTGCAAAGGCTGAAACAAGTTCTTATGGTCAATCTGCTGTATGTCAGATACATCAAGGGTCTACACCCTCTGTCAGTGAGTTTAGAATTTGCAGATCATATCAGGATGATAATAATAATGCAGTACAATATCAGGATTCAACTATGATGATGGTAGCTGTGTTTGGAGATTAATTATGGCGATTGAAGATAAGCGTGTAGTTTATACTTTGGAAAGTATGGTTCGCATTGTAATACCTTCTCCAAAATGTAAATTAACTATTGAAGAATTACAAGCAAAAAAAGCTACTCAGAAAGGTGTGACAACTTATATTGTTGATAAAGATAAAGTTCCAAGTGATAGAAGTTTTAGAAATGCTTGGACTTTTGACGGAACAAACTTTGGAACAAATATGACGATTGCAAGGGAAATTCATAAAAATTTCATTCGCATTGCAAGATTTTCAAAGCTTAGAGATCTTGACGTAGAGTTTCAAAAGGCTTTAGAGACATCAGCAGACACCTCAAGCATCATTGCAAAGAAAAAAGCTTTAAGGGATGCTCCAGCCGATTCTGGGATAGCCTCAGCATCAACTGAGTCAGACTTGAAAAAACAATGGGATTCAACTATTCTTGGGACATCACCGTATAGCTAATGGCAATTACTCCAGCTGTTTATGATATGACCGTTCAGAGAAGGTCGGATCATAATATTCAATTAGTTTTTAAAGATTCTAATAATGATGCAATAGACTTAACTGGATTTACAGTGGAAGCACAAGTCTGGGAGCAAACAAGAACAACTAAATACGCAGATTTTGGTGTTACTTATACAAATAGATCAACTGGTACTATTGATATTGCTCTTACGGATACACAGACAGCGACCTTTAGCCCATCAGAATTAAAATATGATGTGTTACTTACAAATCCATCTGGACTTAAAGAATATTATTTAGAAGGTACACTATATATAAGTGAAGGATACACTGCATGACTTCAGTAAACGTTACAACCACCAGAAACACTGTTACAGTTAACGAAGGTGACGCGACAGTCGTTACGGTGGCCACAGTCGGGCCTCAGGGTCCTAAAGGTATAGACTTAAATGATGTTAACAAAGTAGATGGATCTGTCATTTACTATGACTCAAGTTCTGCTACATTTAAAGCAGATGCAACAACCACAAAACTTACACTTGTCAACGGAGGGAATTTTTAGGTCATGTCAAACACTATAAGAATTAAAAAAAGAGCCGCTTCTGGTAGTGCTGGCGCACCATCAAGTTTATCTCCCTCTGAGTTAGCTTATAACGAAAATGACAATAAACTATATTATGGATTTGGTGACAATGGCTCTACGCCACCTTCTGCAAGTTCAATTATTGTTATTGGTGGTGCTGGAGGATTTTTTAATAAAACAGATACAAGAACAGCAAATACTGTATTATCAGGCCCGACCACTGGATCGGCTGCGGCCCCTACATTTAGAAGTTTAGTTGCTGCTGATATTCCAAGTATCGCCCATACAAAGATTAGTGACTTTGATACTGGTGTAAGAACAAATAAATTAAATGAACTTACTGCCCCTGATGGTGCGGTCAGTTTAAATAGTCAAAAAATAACAAACTTAGCTGATCCAACGGCTGACGCTGACGCAGCTAACAAAGGTTATGTAGACGGAGTTGCTCAGGGATTAGACATCAAAGATTCTGTTCAGGCTGCTACTACTGCAAATATTACACTTTCTGGAACTCAAACTATTGATGGTGTCTCGGTTTCTGCTGATGAAAGAGTACTTGTCAAAGACCAAAACACAGCCTCAGAAAACGGACTGTATCTTTGCAAGGCTGGCTCATGGGTAAGGACTGATGACTTAGCTGCTGGGGCTGATGCGGCAGGGGCGTTCAGTTTCGTTGAGAGTGGCACTGTAAACGGAGATAATGCCTTTGTCTGTTCTTCAGACAAGGGATCAGCGGTTGTGGGAACAAATAACCTTACTTTCGTACAATTCTCAGGCGCAGGGCAGATTACGGCATCAGATGGCCTTTCAAAGTCTGGAAACACTTTATCTGTTGATCTTAAATCAAATGGTGGACTTGTAATTGAATCAGGTGAAATAGCGGTCAAACTTGATGCTAGTTCTATCACAGGAACTTTAGCGGTATCTGATGGGGGTACTGGCGCAACTTCGGCCTCAGCCGCGAGGACTTCATTGGGTGTAGTGATCGGCACAGATGTAGAACCACACTCAGATAAGCTTACAGAATTGGCCACAATGGGCCAAACAACTGCAAACGCTTTAGCAGATTTGTCAGAGGCAGAGGTTCAAATTTTAGATGGGGCAACTTTAACAACAACTGAGTTAAATTATGTTGACGGTGTTACTTCAGCTATTCAGACACAATTAGATAACAAGCAACCTTTAGACGCTGAACTTACAGAGTTGGCAACAATGGCATCTGGAACGGCCTCTGCACTTGCTGACTTAACAGGCACTGAGGTTGCAATACTTGATGGAGCAACCCTTACAACAGCTGAACTTAACTTGTTGGATGGTGTAACAGCTACAACTTCTGAATTAAATATTTTAGACGGAGTTACTGCAACAGCCGCTGAAATTAATGTTTTAGATGGAATTACAGCAACGACTACAGAGCTTAATTTGATGGATGGAGGTACTTCAGCGACTTCAACAACACTGGCTGCCGCAGACCGCTTTGTCTGTAACGATAACGGAAGCATGAAACAAGTAGCTCTCTCAGACCTTGTGACCTTCCTTGAAGATGAAAGTGCATCAAGTTTCAATATAGATGGCGGGACCTATTGAATCAGGCTATTAGGAGGTAAAAGCCAATGGCTAATGAAATCAAACTTAAAAGAGGAAGCGGAAGCGATCCAAGTGCTAGTGATCTAGCTGTTGGTGAAATAGCAATCAGGACTGACAACGGAAAACTATTTACAAAAAAAGATAATGGTTCTGTAGCTGAAATATCAGGCAGTGGTGGCGGTGGTATTGATGACGGTGATAAAGGCGATATTACAGTCAGCAATGGTGGTGATACTTGGACTATTGATAACGGTGCTATAACAACAGCAAAAATAGCCGATCAAGCTGTAGATTTAACTAAATTACCTCATGGAACTGTTCTTAATGATGGTAAGTTTTTACGAGCAAATAACGGAGGAGATCCTACATTTGAAACAATAAGTCAGTTTCAAGCTGGTAGTGTTATTGCTCTTTACGATCAGACAAGTCCTACATCAATTCAAAAATTCCTAGCTACTAGTGAAGGTGTAACAGTTATGTCTACTAGTGCTGCTGTAGGTAAATTAATGTTCAGAGATAGAACAACAGCAAATTTTTTAAAATTTAAGCCTGTTGATACTCTTTCTGCTAGTGTCGAATTTACTTTACCTTCTGCTGATGGGTCGGCCAGTACCGTTTTAAAAACTGACGGTAACGGTGCATTGTCTTTTGGAACGATTGCAACTGCTTCTATTGCAGATGACGCAGTAACTACTGCCAAAATAGCCCAAGATGCAGTTACATCCAACTCAATAGCTAATGATGCAGTTGCTCAAGAACATATTGCTACAGATGCCATTGTCACAGCAAATATTGTTGATGATAATGTTACTGGTGCAAAAATTGAAGATGATGTTGCTTTAGCTGGCAACCCTACCACTACAACACAATCTGCTGGAAATAACACAACAAGGATTGCGACAACTGCTTTTGTTACTACCGCTGTTAATAATATTGATGCAATTCCTTCTGGTATGCTTGCTCCTTTTGCAATGGGTACAGCCCCATCTGGTTTTTTAGCTTGTGATGGATCAGCAGTTTCAAGATCAACTTACAGTTCTTTATTTTCTGCAATAGGTACGACCTACGGTGCTGGTGATGGGTCATCAACATTTAATGTTCCTGATATGCGAGGTAAGTTTGTCAGAGGAAGTACTGCTAATGTTTCTGTTGGAACTTCTCAAGCTGATTCAACTGCTAAAAATGGATTAGCTGCAAATGCTGGCAATAATTCAGCAAGTCATTCACACGCTGTAACCATCACTTCTGGTGCAAATAACGCAAGTCATACTCATTCTTTTTCAGATACTTCAACTGATGAGTCTGCGAGTCATGCACATTCTTTCTCAGACACTTCAAGTAATCAATCACAAAGTCATTCTCATAGTGCTGACGGTAACTTAACAGCGGCTAGTCACACTCATACGGATGGAAATTATGCTGCGGCTGCACATACTCATAATGATGGAAACTATACGACAGGAAATCAAAGTGCAAACCATACTCACAATGCAAACACAGGCAATCAAAATGCAAATCACACGCATGGTGATGGAAATTTAAGTGGTGCTGCTCATACTCATGGCGGTGGTAATTTAGCTGCGGCTTCTGGTGGTAGTCATTCTCATAGCATTACTCAAAGGGGTGTACAAGGTGGTTCTTGGGATTTCTTGGAAGCATTATCAAGACTTACAAATGGATCTACTTTTACAATTAATACGGCAAGCGGTGGCGCACATACTCATAATTTAAGTGGAAATACTGGAAACTCTAACCCAAGTGTTAGCGGTAATACTGGAAGTAATAGTGGCAATCATATTCATAGTGTTAGCACAGGCAGCGAAACTGCAAATCATGGTCATGACGTAAATGGTATTTCTGGAAGCTCAAGTGCTGATGTCTCAGGAAATTCTGGAGGTTCAAGTGCTGATGTAAGCGGTAACACTGCGAATACAACTACAAACCACACTCATGATGTAAGTGGCACAACTGGAGCTAGGGATACAAACCATACACATGACGTAAGCGGAAATACTGGAAATGTAAGTGCAAATCATCAACACGTTATAGATGGTAATAGTGGCAACCAAAGTGCTAGTCATAACCACACAATCACAGTAAGTGGTGATTCAGAAACTAGGCCAGAGAATTTTTCAATGCTATGGTGTATTAAAACTTAAATTATGGCTTTAGAAGATACTATTGACATCATTGCAACTGAAGATGGAGCAAGACAACATAGGGACCGCTTACTGCGTGATACAGATTGGTGGATGTTAAGCGACACTAGCACACCTACATCTGAACAGCTAACATACAGACAAAACTTGCGTGATGTTCCAAGTCAGGCTGGTTTTCCAACATCTATTACTTGGCCAACTAAACCATCTTGAAGAAAAAAATCGCAATTATTGGAGTGGGTAGCGGTGGAGCTATAACCGCACTCCATTACCTTTTACATCAAAAAGAAGATGTAGAAATAGATATTTATTATGACTCTCATCATCACCCTTTGGAGTCTGTGGGTCAGAGTACAACTGTAGAAGTAACTGAAACTATAGCTAGAGCTTTAGAGTGTAATTGGAAAGATAACCCAATTGATTCAACTTTAAAAACAGGTATCTTATACGAAAACTGGAGCAAAACTGAAAAGGAGTTTTTTCATCCGTTTTTCTATATGGGTGGAGTTGCAATGCACTACACTCCTATTCTTTTGGCAAATGTTCTTGTCAATCATCCAGCTTTTAATTGCATACAAAAAGAAATTCTTGACCCTGAAAAAGATATAGATGCTGATTATATTTTTGATTGCAGAGGTAAAAATAACAGAAATCCTGAAAATTATGAAACTGTTACTAATCCTTTAAATACTGTCTTACTTGCAAGAGCAAGATATAAAGACCCAGAACAACTTTGGACAAGGTGTATTGCAACAAAAAATGGCTGGGCTTTTGTTATTCCTGACAAAGTTTCAACAAGTTTTGGTTATATGTATAACAAAGACATCACAGATAAAGTAGATGCAAAATTAGATTTTTTTGAAAATATTGTAATTCCAAATTCAAAAGAAGAATTTAAGTTTGAGGGTGGTTTTGATTTTGAAAACTATATTGCTAAAAATATGTTTGTGGGAGAAAGAACAATACTAAATGGAAATAGATATTCTTTTGTAGAGCCTCTTGAAGCAACATCAATGACCTCATATTTGCAAGTTGCCAGAACAAGTATTGACCACATTTTTCATGGGATGCACAAGCATGACTGTAATCAGAATATGTATAATTATCAGAAACAGGTTGAGAAATTCATATTATGGCATTACAAAACTGGGTCAAAATTTGACACGCCATTCTGGAAATACGCAAAAGAACTTTCATTCACTCCTGATGAGCAATTTAATAAATGTTTAAGCAATGACTTTGGTGATAGACAATATTATGGTCAGTGGGATTCTAGGAGTTTTAAACTTTGGGAAGATCATGTTAG